AGTGGTTAGGCCAAACGCCTGTGGTTTTGCAGGGTTTCAATCCTGCCAATTAGCGTGTCGATTTGTTTGATAATCGCCGCGCTTTCGCCGCCATCTTCAGCAGTGCGCAAGGCTTCAAATGCGGCTTTTTTGGCTTTACCTAGTTGCTCTCTGATTGCGCGTTTTGTGTCTTCTTTTTTGCTCATCTCTCTCTCCGGTTGTTGTAAGCGCCGCCCGTCCTTTTCTTTGGCTTTCCTGACTACCGACTAACAGGCCCTTGTTCATCCGTGGCTGGCCTGGGCAGTGGGGCGGCTAATTGGGTTAGCAAATAAGAAGCCGGCCAATTTCTAGCCAAGCTCTTAGCTGATCTTCTGAAAGAGAGGCCGCAATCCTGTCAGCCTCAGATAAGGCGGATGCACCCGCCTGAAACACATCGCCTTCGCCATCAAGCAACCACCCAGCCGGACATCCGATGATCTGGCTACACCTGACGATTGCCTCATAAGAAAGGCCACGGCTTTTCCAGTTGTTAAGCACTTGCGGGCTTACCTCGTAGCCGTTTCTTGTCAACATGGCGGCAACGGCAGAAGCGTTTTGCAATGCTTTAATCACCTTGGCCGCGTACATCAGTCTTTCGTATTGGGTTTGCATCGTTCCTCCGTTTGCCGTGTGGCTTGAGGCATAATATCGCAAAAGCGATTGATTAAGTCAACCGCAATTGCGATAATTTCCCCCACGCCAATTCCGGCGCTAGGAGAGAAAGATGGACTACGAGGATTTTTTAAGAAGCAAGGCGCGGCGGGCGAAGCATCGCGGCCTGATGGATCGGGAGGTGGACTTGTCGCCGCTGATGTTCGGCTATCAGGCCGATACGACGCGCTTTCTATTGCAGGCAGGGTCCGGCGCGGCGTTTCTGGATACCGGCATGGGCAAGAGCTTTATAGAGCTAGAGTGGGGGCGCGTGGTGCGGGAGCATACGAACAAGCCCGTACTGATGCTGGCCCCGCTGGCAGTCGGGCCGCAACACGTCAGGGAAGCGGAACGTTTTGGCATTGATGACGTGCGGACGGTCCGCACTCAGGATGACGTAAAGCCGGGAATCAATGTTGCCAATTACGAGCGGCTACACCTCTTCGATCCGTCCGAGTTTGGCGGGATCGTCCTGGACGAATCGAGCATCATCAAGAATTACACCGGCAAGACGACTCGGGCATTGATGGCGTTTGCCGATGCCATGCCGTTCCGGCTGTGTGCGACTGCGACGCCAGCGCCTAACGATCACATGGAACTTGGCCAGCACTCGCAATTCCTGGGCGTCATGGATAGCTCGGAAATGCTGGCCAGATGGTTCATTGCCGATCAGTCAGAAATGGGGCGCTACCGGCTCAAGCGCCACGGTATCAAGCCGTTCTGGTCCTGGGTGGCATCCTGGGCGCGATGCCTGACTAAGCCGAGTGACTTGGGCTATTCCGATGATGGATTCCAGTTGCCATCACTCAACATCATCCGTCATTCGGTGGATGTGGATATTTCCGCGCATGCCGATGGTGAGCTGTTCCGGCGCGTGGATGCCAGCGCCACGGCGATTCACAAGGAAAAGCGGTTGACCTCTGCCGACAGGGCCGAGCGTGCGGCGGAAATTGTCTCAGGTCAACCGAACGAACCATGCGTGGTATGGGTTGAAACAGATTATGACGCAGATGCTGTGATGGCGCGATTGCCGGGCGCGGTTGAGGTTCGCGGGTCAATGACGATTGAGCAAAAGGAATCTCGGCTTAACGATTTCAGCACTGGCAATATCCGCGTCCTAGTCACTAAACCAAGAGTCGCGGGGTTCGGGCTTAACTGGCAGCACTGCGCTCATACGGTCTTTGCCGGCCTATCTTTCAGCTATGAGCAGTTCTACCAAGCCACTCGGCGGTTCTGGCGTTACGGTCAACAGCGGACGGTCGATTGTCATGTCGTCATGGCCGAAACCGAGGAAATGATATGGCGCAACATCCAGCGCAAGGCCAATGACCACGAAGCGATGAAGCTGGAAATGGCCGAGGCCATGCGTCGGGAAACGATCAGTAGCGAAGTGAAGCAAACTTATTCAGCCACCAAATCAGCGAGGATTCCGTCATGGTTAGCAGCGTAAATGTAATAGATGATGCCAGCGGGCAAGACTGGCATTTGTACAACTCGGACTGCGTGAAGTTCGCTCAGGAATTGCCGGACAATTCCATAGACTTCATGGTGTATTCGCCCCCGTACTCTAGCCTGTATGTCTACAGTGAGAGCGAGGCAGACATGGGAAACGTCGATTCCGACGAGGAATTCATCGAGCAGTACCGCTATCTGGTGCGGGAAAAGATGCGGGTCTTACGTCCTGGCCGATTGACCGCAATCCATGTCAAGGATTTGGTGTACTACCAAAACGCCAGCGATGACGGCAGCGCCGGACTGCGGCCCTTCTCCGATGCCTGTACGCGCCTGCACATTGAGGAAGGCTTCACTTTCCATTGCCGAATCACCATATTCCGCGATCCGGTACTGGAGCGGGCTAAGACCAACGCGCATGGCTTGCTATGGAAAACCTTCCAGAAAGATGCGTCATTCTGCCGGGTCGGGATGCCTGAGTACCTGCTGGTTTTCCGCAAGTGGGCCAAGCCGGGAGAGGAGGATTTGGTCAAGCCGGTCATTCACCCCAAGAGCGAAGTCCCGCTCGAAGTGTGGCAGGAATTGGCATCACCAATCTGGAACTATCGGCCAGGGCAAAGCGGGCGTGGTGACTATGACATGCCGGCGACCAACGTCCTCAACGTGAAGTGTGCGCGGGATGAGAATGCCGAAAAGCATCTATGCCCGATGCCGATGAACATCACCAAGCGGGCGCTGAAGCTATGGACGAATGCCGGAGATGTCGTGTTCTCGCCGTTTGCTGGGGTCGGGTCAGAAGGTGTGGCCAGCTTGGAAATGGGCCGGAAGTTCATCGGGACCGAGCTACACCCGGCGTACTTCAATCAGGCCGTGAAGAATCTGACTCAGGCTTCGATGGTCGGGGTTCAGGACGATCTGTTCGCGGCTTAATTAACGCCTAAACCGCGTGTGTTCGACCATCGTGCCGATAATCTGAATCGGCTGTTGGTCGGACCGCATCACGGCATAGTCGGGATTGAGCGGTACAAGCTCGAAGACTTCCGCGCCATCAATGATTCCACGGGGCCGGTACTTCTTGAAGGTAGCGGCCTCTTCGTCGTTTCTGGCCACCACGAAGTTACCAGGATCGGGCCGAACGTCCGGGTCGATCACGACTACATCACCATCCCTGAATTCCGGCTCCATTGAATTGCCGACGATGCGCAATGCGAAGGTATGCTGGCCATAACCGCTGTTGGCAAGGATGTATTCATCAGCGCCGCCACGCGGGAAGCTGTCCACAATCTCGCGCCATGCGCCGGCTTGCACATAGCTGATGATGGGATAGCCGCGCCGATTTGGGTCTAGGGTTATGCCGTGTTGGATGTTTGGCGTGTCAACCATTACCCCTTCACCTGACTCAACCCATAAAGGCCGGCACCCAATAATGCGCGACGCATTGAGCCTTCCTTCTTTCGAGACTCCGCGATTGGCCCAGTTGGTCAACGTCTGCGAAGAAACCTCATAGCCTTCTTTCGTCAAGCCAGCGGCTATTTCTGTGGCATTCCGCCACCCCTTCAAGTCTTTTGCGGCTTTTACAAGCCTGTCGTAATCCATTCCCATGATCCCCTCATCTGCGTTCTTGTGATGTGAGGATGCTAGGCCAATTAAACAAGATGTTGATACACGCGGCGATTGAATTTATTCAACATGGCGTGTAAGATTGCGCCATGAACGCACTCAACCAAGCCATTGATATCGTCGGCGGGCAGACGGAACTAGCAAAACAGCTAGGAACCAGCGTCCAGACCGTTCACAACTGGACCCGGCGCGGCAGCATCCCTGCTCAGTACGCGCCAGTGATTGAAGTTCTCACGGACGGCAAAGTAACGGCAGATGCGCTTTGCCCCGATGTCCCATGGCATGTGATTCGCGGTAAAGCCGCATGACCCAGTTTCCTACCTTTGCCCCACTGTCGAGTTATCCGGTGAGGCTTTTTTATTCCATGGCCAGCCTGTCCCCAATAAAGACTGCGGGGATGGTAGTCGACCTGGCCACCCATCCCGCCCTGACAGACGGCGGTCAATCGTCTGTCCGTAATCTCCTCTCCAAGTTACCCGCTGGCGCAACGCTGGCGGGGTTTTTTGAGGTGAGCTGATGGGACAGCCATTCACCGAGCAGGAAGATCGCTACATCATCAGCAACTACCGGAACCTGTCGTCTTCAATGATCGCGGAAGACATCGGCAGACCATGGCAAAGCGTCCGCGACCGAGTAACCAAGCTGCGCAAGAAAGGATTTATCACTGGCCAATACGCGCAGAAACCAGGACGGCCAGCGCAACCAAAGCAACCCGCAGAAGCAGCGGAAACCGCACTCACAAAATTCAACTATGCCGCTATCGAGGATAGCGTTCGCATCTATCTGGCGAGTCAGGTATCCGCACATCGGATGACCTATCAGCAGTCCGTCATCTTGATGCTGAAACTCACTAACCATCTGCAACAAAAAGGCGCGGCCAAGCTCGGCCAGATGTCGGTTTTGCAGATTGTCGAACTACTACAAAAAGACCAGTCATCAACCATCGGAGAGACACCGTGAAACTGACAGCTACCCGCGAAGATTTATTAGGCCCATTACAGGCCGTTATGCCGGCGATTGCGACTAAGGCGCAAATACCTATATTGGGCAATGTGCTGATGGTAGGTGATGATTTCCTGTCAATCACGGCGACCAATCTGGAAACCCAAATCAAAAGCCGCGCTGACGTTGTGATTGATGGCGGATTTGGCGCTACCGTGCCGGCGCGAAAGCTGTTCGATATTCTGCGACTGACCCCGGAAGGCGCGACCGTCAAGATTGAAGCCGCTGGCGACAAATTGAAGGTCAAGGCAGGGCCAAGCCGTTACACATTGGCGACGATGCCGGTTGAGAACTTCCCGGCTTTTGTTACCAGCGATACCGAGCAATCGGTAGTCCTACCAGCCGAAACGCTACTGCGCGGCTTCAAGCGAGTGGCGTTTTGTATGGCTAATGGTGATGTCAGGTATTACCTGAACGGGCTGGCCATGCGTGTTGCTTCATTTCACATTGAAACAGTGGCGTCAGATGGTCACAGACTGGCCATGCAAAAAGAGCCGCTGCCTGAATACCAAGGCGATGATGGCGACCTGAAAATACTCCCGCGCGATGCCGTCATGGGCATCATCAAATTCCTGTCCGAAGCCATCAAGCAAACCTCTGGCCAAGCCGTTCGACTGTCGATTGGTGTCAATACGGCCAGCGTCACGCTGGTATCCGACGAGGGCGACGGTACGCAGTTCTCGACCAAGCTGATCGAAGGCAAATACCCGCATGTTGAGCGGGTTATTCCGAAGGAAACCACCACCAACTTTACCGTGCCGGTATCGGCGCTGGTATCCAGCATCCAACGCGCTGGCGTCGTCTCTGACGGCAAAAACAACCAGATTCAGGTGGATATAGCGCAAGACCAGTTATCGGTCCTCAGCGCGAATTCAGAAGGCGAACAGGCGCTAGAGGAAATGGCTATCACCCTAGACGGTGAACCGCTGACACTGGGGTTCAATGGCGCGTATCTGATGGATGCCTTGAACGTAGTTGAGGATGAAACGGCGGAACTGAAACTGTCGGAGAAATCCGGCCTAGTGTTGGACCCGAATGATGCGGGATGGCTAAGTGTGGTTATGCCTATGCGTCTCTGACATGAAGCGCGGCTCTACCAAAATCGCGCAACTGCATTTCACCGTCGAGGATCAGGTTCGGTCACTCAGGCGCGGCGGTATGCGGGTGTACGCCATCTGCGAGAGGCTTGGCTTGCATAGCAAGTCCGAGGAAAACCGCGTCAGGCAAATCTGTGATGAGCCGGGGTTGAGGCCGTACATGGTCGGCATGGATGTCTCAGCGCCTATCAAGCGCGGGCCGAACCGGGCGGCGGTGATCCGCCCATGAATCTGGCGCAAGCCAACAAGCGAAAGCCGCGAGGTGTGGGACCGTCGCGGCTCTCTATCAACCATTAGCTGTGAAGGAGCTAAAGATGACTGGAAGCAATTCTAAACCAAAGCGCAAGAGCATTTCAAAGAAAATTCGCTTTGAGGTGTTCAAAAGAGACTCGTTTACATGCCAATACTGTGGGGCGCATCCTCCAAGCGCAATCCTTCATATTGACCATATTCTAGCGGTAGCCAATGGCGGGACAAACGTCATTGATAACTTAATTACATCTTGTGAACCTTGCAATCTTGGAAAGGGCGCAAGAGATTTAAATGTTGCGCCAAAAAAACTTGCTGAAAAAATTGAAGATGCCAAAGAAAGAGAAGAGCAACTTCTTGGGTATCAATATCTTTTAGAGGAAAGAAGAAATAGGCTTGAGGATGAGTCTTGGCGAGTTATCGAGATAATATATCCAGGCGCAGATGAAGTGACTAGGGATGAGTTTAGCAGTGTTTGTAGATTTATAGAGCGATTGGGTTTTTTTGATGTGATTGAGGCCGCTGAAATATGTTGGGCTTCACATATTGTTAAGCAGAATAGGTTTAGATATTTTTGCGGTGTTTGCTGGAACAAGATCAGAAAAATTGAGGAGCGTG